GCACAGTTTGAGAATGATGTAAAAATGGATGGTACTCAAACTTAAAGGAGGTGAGAGACGTGGAGCAGTTAAAGGTAATTCAGATCAGGAAGAGAAAGCCCAAAGAAGTGGCTCAAAGCCATGAGCCGGATATGTATGATAAGGTCGTGGCGAAAGCCTTTTGGTTTGTGGTAGGGTTCTCTATTGCGTTGATGATCTGCTGCCTGGCTTTCGGGCAGATATAAGGAGAGGAGAAGAAAGATGAAAAAATATGAATTAACAGATGACACTATTAGGGTAGGTGACAGAATACTCCACCGGATCAAGGCTTTGAAAAGCTTTTCAAAAGTGGAAGAGGGAGAACTTGGTGGATACGTGGAAAAAGATAATCTCGATCAAAGCGGAAATGCATGGGTATACGGAAATGCACAGGTATACGGAAATGCACAGGTAAGCGGAAATGCACAGGTAAGCGGAAATGCACAGGTATACGGAAATGCACAGGTAAGCGGAAATGCACGGGTAAGCGGAAATGCATGGGTATACGGAAATGCACAGGTATACGGAGATGCACGGGTATACGGAGGTGCACGGGTATACGGAAATGCACGGGTATACGGAAATGCACAGGTATACGGAAATGCACAGGTATACGGAGATGCACGGGTGTGCGGAGATGCAAGGGTATACGGAGAGAACGATTACACTACGGCAAGAGGATTTGGTCGAGAGTATAGGACCACTACTTTTTTCAGGCTGCAAAACGGAGAAATTGGCGTTCGATGCGGATGCTTTTATGGAACGCTTGACGAGTTCCGGGCAAAAGTTAAGGAAACTCACAAAGAAAGCAAGATGGGGAAGGAGTACCTTATGCTCGCCGACCTGATGGAGTACAAGTTTAAAGATGCATAAGAAAAAGTGCCGTAGCGAGGCGGCAACCTCTCAGGCACTTAGAAAATTAACCAACTACATTATAAAAAAGAAAGGAAAGAAATGCAATGGCAGAAAAGGAAAAAGTCTGCATTGATGCAGAAGAATACGCCCGTCTGTGCCGACAGGATGGGAAAATGGATTCACTGATCGCTTTTATGAGGCAGGAAGATAAAAATTGCACATCAACGTATTCAGACAGGGAAGTTATAAAAGTAATCATCGGGATGTACGACGAATAAGGAAAGGATGGAGAAAGAAATGGCAACATTGTATAAATTAACAGAGGAATATTTGGAACTTTTAGATCTGCTTGAGGATGATTCTGTGGATCAGGAAGTTGTAAACGACACCTTGGAGGGTGTCGGTGGTGAAATTGAAGTAAAAGCAGATAATTGTGCAAAGCTTATTCAGGAGCTGAACGGATCAGCCAACACCCTCGATGCAGAAATTGACCGCCTGAAGAAGAGGAGGGATGCACTTGTAAGTAATGCACAGAACCTTAAAAAGTACATCGAGTCTGCAATGATTGCAACCGGAAAGAAGAAATTCAAGACAGACCTGTTCGGATTTAACATTCAGAAAAACCCACCAAGTGTAGTGATTGACCGGGAGGAAGATATTCCGGAGGAGTACTGGATCGCACAGCAGCCGAAGCTGGACAAGACAGCACTCAAGAAATGGCTCAAGGATAACAAGGCAGATTTTGCCCACCTGGAACAGGGCGAGAGCTTAAGGATTCGATAGGAGGATAAGCAATGAAAGACGATGGAAAGATACATATTTCGGGTAAAAAGATTGCACCAAATGAGCAGGGAGTAATCAAAATTACACCAGAAGCTTATAGTGCATTAGCGGAAATAGTAAATGAATCGAGATTAAGCCTTAGAGCAGTTGCGAGCGAAATCATCTTGCAGGCTATCGAGCAGAATCTGATTGAATTTGATAGATAAGGAGAAGAAAAATATGGCAGTACCAGTATTAATTATTGGAAGATCAGGAACGGGGAAAAGTACCAGTTTACGCAACTGCGTAGGGAGTGATGATTGGAATCTGATCAGGGTGTTGGATAAGCCACTCCCATTTAAAGGTAAAATCAACGGATGGCATTCTGATGATTATCAGCAGATCAAGAAGCTGTTGGATGGAGCGAAAGCAAAAAATATTGTAATTGATGATGCAGGATACCTGATCACCAACATGTTTATGAGCAGACACAGTTCCGCAGGAGGCGGTAATGGCGTGTTCACGCTTTACAATCAGATCGGGGATTATTTTTGGAATCTGATTCAGTTTATATCCACAAAAGTTGCAGCAGATAAAATAGTATACATGATTATGCATGAAGAATCGAATGACCTCGGAGAAATTAAGCCGAAAACAATCGGGAAACTTTTGGACGAAAAAGTGTGCGTGGAGGGAATGTTTACCATCGTGCTTCGTTGTATTGCAGAATCGAATAAACACTTATTCGTTACGCAGGCAGCAGATGGAGCAGTAAGTAAGTCACCGATTGGTATGTTTGAGGATCTGATGATTGATAATGACATTCTTTTGGTGGAGAAAGCTATCAGGAAATATTACGAACTGGAAGGAGCAGATAACAGTGAGAAAACCGAATAATTATGAGAACACACAGGCTCAGGGGGAATTTACCCCTGTAGAGTTTGGAGGACACAGGCTGATTATTAAGAGCGTAGAGGAGAGAATGTCGAAGACCAATAAGCCGATGCTTGTCGTATTCTTTGATTTCGCTCAGGGAGACAAGCAGGCAGGATATTTCACGGAAGCTTTCAAGAATGATATCCGACCGGAGAAGAAATGGCCAAATCAGGCTACGCAGTACATTCTGACAGAAGATGATAACGGGAACTGCAGCAGATCATTCAAGACGTTTGTGACCTGTATCGAGCATTCCAATAAGGGATTCAGCTGCTGGAAAGCGGATGATGCGCTTGATTTTACAGGAATCAAGAACAAGCTAGTTGGAGGAGTGTACGGTCCTCAGATGGACTACTACAATGGCAGAGAACTGGAGAAACGTGTCCTGAGATGGTTCACGTCGATTGACAAGGTGGCAGATGCAGCGATCCCGGATACTGCGGAAACACAGGCATATAAAAATCATATCAACAACTATCCGGTCAATGCAGTTCCGGCAGGCGATGGATTCATGAACGTGCCGGATGGGCTGGATGAGATGCTGCCATTCAATTAGGAGCGTGATTGTAATGGATATACAGATAGACAGCAGGGAAAAGGCGAGGGCGATCAGGAAGATCATCAAGACATTTGACGAGAATGGCATCAGGCATTTTTCCAGCAAGCTGCTGGTCGGGGATTACATGAGTCTGGATAATCCCCGGCTCATCATTGACAGAAAGCAGAATTTGCAAGAGTTGTGCGGAAATGTCTGCCAGCAGCACGAGAGGTTTAAAAAGGAACTGATCCGGGCGATTGACGCAGGAATCCGGCTCGTGATCCTTGTGGAACATGGTTCGGATATCCAGTCGCTGGAAGATGTGTGGTTTTGGAAAAACCCGAGAAAGCATGAAGTTAGATGGAGAATGGTGAATGGAAAAAAGGAGCGGTACGTGGTGTCAGCCAAAGCTGTGGACGGAGAGCAGTTATATAAATCGCTCTGTACCATCCGGGATCGTTACAACGTCCGGTTTGAATTTTGCACAAAAAAGGATACCGGGAAAAGAATCATAGAGATATTGAGTGATGACTTATGACGAGTGGTGAAATCAAGGAAATATATAGCATGCGAGATATATTGATCCGTTACGGATTGCAGCCAAACAGGAAAGGGTTCATCCACTGTCCATTTCATCAGGGCGACCGGGACGCATCCATGAAGATTTATGATCGGGATTTCCACTGCTTCGCCTGCGGAGCCCACGGAGATATCTTCTCGTTTGTCATGCAGATGGAGTGCTGCAGCTTTAAAGACGCATTCTATCTGCTTGGCGGTGAATATGAGAAGCCTACATTTCAGTCAAAGCTGGTCCGATACCGTTCGGATCAGCAAAAAAAAATGAGGGACAAACAGCAACGGAGGGAAAAGGATAGGAGATCGCTGAACAATCTCCTGATTGATGTTTACCGGGACTGGTGGAAAAGGTCAGAGCCTTTTTCTGATGTCTGGACAGATTGCTACAATAAACTGCAGTATCAGCTGTATCTGCATGACGAATATGAAAAGGAGGCGAGCAAGCCATTAGATGAAAAAATTAAGTGAATACGATAAAAAAAGTATCCTTGCAGAAGAGGTTTTTACGGAAATCTTTGAACAGGAAGACGAAATAAAAAAGGCACAGATGCTGCTTTCCTTTCAGGAACGTGCAAAGGAGCTGGGGGTAAAGCAGGGGTTTGACATGATGCTCAAAGCTTATAAGAAGGTCGAGCAGGAAATGAATAAAAAAAGGTTGAGCAGTAATGCCTTAACCAACTGGACAGATTTTACGGGAAAATACGATGCTGTAAAATGTGGATCATGGATCGCAGGAGACGACGGGATCAGGACATTTAACAAGGATTATGACAACGAGGTTATTGTCTGCTATCACCCAATCCTGCCGATCGGACGCTTAAAAAATCTCGAGACGGGAGAAGAGCAGATCAGGCTGGCATACAAGCGGAATCACCGTTGGACAGAGATTACAGTACCGAAAGACATCGTATCCTCTGCCAGTAAGATCGTGAGTCTGTCAAAGCTTGGGGTGTCAGTGACTTCCGAAAATGCGAAGCTGCTGGTTAAATACCTGTCGGACGTAGAAAATCTGAATGACAACGATATTCCATTGCAGAAATCCACATCAAAACTGGGCTGGATCGGGGGTGATTTCATCCCATATGATACGGATATCCTTTTTGACGGTGATCTGCAGTTCAGGCAATTATATGAAAGTATTCGTCAGCAGGGAAGCTATATGGAATGGCTGAATCATGTCTGTGATTTGAGGAAACGAGACCGGATGGAAATCAAATTTTTTCTCGCAGCATCCTTTGCCAGTGTCCTGGTCGGATTACTGGGAGCACTTCCATTCATTGTGGATCTTTGGGGAGAAACAGAAGGTGGAAAGACGGTTGCCATGATGCTGGCAGCGTCTGTTTGGGCGAGCCCGGCAGACAGTATGTATATCGGTGATTTTAAAACAACGGACGTGCAGCTGGAGGTGAGGTCTGATCTGCTCAACAATCTCCCGTTGATGCTGGATGATTCAAGCAAGGTCAATGCCAGGATTAAAGATAACTTCGAGGGCGTTGTGTATGATCTCTGTTCAGGGAAGGGGAAGAGCCGATCGAACAGAGAACTCGGAATTCGAAAGGAGAACCGGTGGAAGAATGCGATTCTGACTAATGGAGAGCGTCCCTTAAACTCCTATGTCACCCAGGGAGGAGCAATCAATCGTATCATTGAAGTAGAATGCGGAGAAAAGGTTTTTGCGGATCCACAGTATACCGCCAATTTCTTAAAAAAGAATTACGGTTTTGCCGGGAAGGAATTTGTAAAAGCAATAAAAGAGATCGGTGTGGATCAGATCAGAGAAATGCAGGCAGAGATCCAAAAGGAAATTTACAAGGATGATGCCATGCAGAAGCAGAGCATAGCCCTGTCTGTGATCCTGACAGCTGATCGGATCGCTACGGATCAGATCTTTTGTGATGGCGAGTATATTGACGTGGAAAGTGCAAAAAAGGTTCTTGCGAGCCAGTCAGAAGTGTCAGAGAATGAACGGTGCTACCGGTATCTGATTGACAAGATCAGCATGAACAGCCAGCGGTTTGATGTGGATGTAAACGTAGAGCAGTGGGGAATTATTGATCAGGGATATGCGATCATGTACGTTCCTGCAGTAAAGGGTCTTTGCGAAAGTGGCAGCTATTCTTATAAAGCTTTCATGCATTGGGCAGACAAAAACGGACTGCTTCAGACGGACGGGAAGAATCAGACCAAAAATAAAAAAATCGGTAAAAAAGCGGTGCGGTGCGTGTGGCTGAAACTGGACAGTTCGATGGATTCTGATGGATTCAGTCCAGCGGATCAGGAAGAATTGCCGTTTAAATAGGCGGGGCGGTTACAAAGTTACAAAGGTTACACACGGAATTTAATATATATATGGTGTTGTGTGTATATACACAGACCGCTCCCTATATAGGAAAAAGCGTTGTAACCGTGTAACCGATATTTAAAAATGCCATTTAAGCCAGTAAATACAAGGGGTTTAGCGTTACAAGCCAGTTTGTAACCGACTGTAACGAACAGGAGGAAAGTGTAACTATGAGTGAGATTAAGCATGAATACGTGGCAGACATACAGAACGCCATATGGAAGGCATACAAGGAAACACAGGAAACAAAGAGTGCAAGAGGATTCAATGACACTGTAAAGGCACTGGAAAGTAAATACAGTAAAATCAGCATGACGATGTATAACTTTATCAGCTGGCTGACGTTTTCGTGGTCACCGATCATCAATGCAATCGTGGAGGATGGATACAGTGAAGAAGAAAAGGATTGAGAAAAAAGAGCAGGCAAAGGAAGAGGATGTGCTGATCTGTGCAAGATGTGGCGAACAGATCATTGGGGATTACGACTACGTGAAAACCAGAAGAAGAACAGAAATGTATTTCCATAAAGGTCTGACCTGTAAAGCGAAAGAGGTGTAGCATATGACAGTGATACGGAGCATAAGAGGCGGGTCAGCCGGACTGAATGAGGAGGACAGGCTTAAGATAGCGAATCTGCTAGTCAAAGCCGGTTATTCCGTAAAAATCGGATACCGGGAAATTCCGGGGAATGCAAAAGGCAAGAAAGAGTATGTAGTGGAGTATTGGGAGAAAGAACATGGGAAAGATTGACGAATACGCATCCGGCAGGAATGACGGCTTGCAGCGATAAGTGATGAAGATTTGCCGGAAGTAGCGGAACACATGAAAGCAATTACAGAGATTTTGAAGAAGTACAAAGAGAAAAGAAATCGTTGCGGAAGTTGAGAAATCCGGCAGTTATAACTGTTGATTGAAAAGGAGAACAAAGATGAAGAAGGAATCACTGATTCATAAAATCTTGAGGAAACTTGGTTTTATCAAAGACATTAAGGATGATAGGAAATTGAAAATGGGGATGTGCGAAAGAGCAAGAAATGCAAATGTATGCCCGAAGAATTGCGATATGTGCGCATGGAATACGAAAATGAGGAGTTAGCTATGAGAATTGTTAGTCAAAACGGATTACTTGATGTGCCTTATGAACTTCTTGCCATTTCACCATATTCAGGAAATGCGGCAACAATCGTTGGAACATTTCCAGGGAATGACATTGGCAAAGAAGATAGAGTTTATATTTTAGGCGAATATTCCACCAAAGAAAAAGCGAAAAAGGTAATGGAGATGTGCAGAGAAAAATATCTTTCAAGAATGGAACTGGATGGTGGTTATGACGCTGTGCACGGTTGCTACGTGCAGCCTAATTACTGGGTATTACCTAAAGTATTCCAGTTCCCGAAAGACGAGGAGGTCGAATAAATGCGATACACAGAATATCATGCTGGGAAAGCAGTGATTAAAGATAAAAGCAAGTTGTCAGAAGCTATGGAGAAGTTAGCGGAGTTTGAGGAAAAAGAAAAATGTGGAGAATGGCTTGACGCTATCGAACTTGCGAAAATTGCTATTGCACTGCAAAGTCAGAAGCACATTTCAGTAAAGCCGATTATCTTAGATGTACTGAACGGAGATATCGACTATGTATGCCCTTTATGCGATAAAGAGGTAGTGTCGGATGCAGAGAGCAGAAACAACTATTGTGGCGAATGTGGTTGTAAATTTGATTGGAGTGAGATTGATGCTAAGACCAAAAGTGAAAGCTAGTGAATTCAAGAAATTTGGATTTAAAAGATGTAAAGGTATTCCAAAAGAATCAGAATGTTATTATCTCTGCATCGCAAGAGGATGCAAGATGCTGTTTGTCAGTGATTCATATTTTGGTGTAAATGATTGGGATAAAAACGATCCACGGATACATAAGGATGCAAACTGTCGGTACAGGGATAAAAGAACGGCATTGGATGTGATATATGAATTAATCAAGGCAGATATGTTGAAAAGCGAATGGGAGTGAGAAGATGAGACTAATTGATGCAGATATGCTGAAAGAAGCAATAAAAGAGTATTTTAAGAGTTATATAACAGATAGCTCGTGCATGATTGATGGAGTTGATTGCAATGCGGACATTTGCAGAATCGTAGAAGAACAGCCGACAGTAGCTGGTGAGAATGGATTCAGAGCAGATGCGGTTGAAATCACAGAAGAAATGGTAAGAGACTTCCAAGATTGCACAAAGAAAGCAGAAATGCCCGGTGGCGGAAAAGATTGTGACACGTGTTCTTGGAATCGCATTACATCCGGTGATGTGTGTGCTTGTGAACTGGAAGGAATTAAAGAGCGTGTAGCGAAACGAGGTGGAGCAGATGAAGAATAAATACACAAAGAAGCAGTTGGAAGAGTTGTATAATTGCACAATCTTCAAAGACACTGGTTTTGACAGTAATTTAAAATTTTGGGTGGCACAGGGGTTACCATTCACGGAAGATGGAGAGGATAGCTTATTTACTTATGCTGATGGATGGGATTTGGACGAGTTGCATGAGAATATCAGAAGGGCAGTTAGAAAAAGTGTAATTGTATTTGAGGGAGATTGATAGAAATGAAGAACAAAGAAAAGTTTGCGAAAGAGATTGTTGAAATTGCGTGCGATAGAGGTTCCGTTGCAGTATCCAAAGCTATTGGAGAACCTGTATATTGCAATGAAATCAACTGTAGGGACTGCCTGTTGAACAATAATGGCTGCAGTAACGCACTTAGAAGATGGGCAGAATCAGAGTACATTGAAAGACCTCAAGACATGGACAAAGAAATGGTAGATGCAGCTATGGAAGATGAGAGAGCAGCACAACCGGAACTTCCAAGACTCAAGAACAATGAGCAGCGGAAAGAGTTTCTTTCAAAGTACCGTGATTGGCCGGTATGGTTTGAGGTTCCACAGGCTGACGAAGTGTATTATAGATACATTCTTCCAGACGGAACCGCAATCGTAATCTGCGAGTACAAGCAGTATGTAGAGTGGAAAGAGAAATATACAGACGAGAACCCGGAAAGTACATACACAAAATTGTATCTGTTAGAGCCTGGATATCACCACTTGCATGATTGCGAAACCAACGAGACCGCTCTTGTGAGAAAGCTCATGGAGGTACAGAAGAAATGAAAGAAGGAGTGATACCCATTGAAGCGAAGCACGGACAGACGCTGGAGTCCAGCAGAGATCCGGCAGAATCAGAAAGAACACTATGCCGGGATGGCAGAGCATCCACCGGATCGGAAAGCCAGTGCGGACTTCCACCGTCCGGCATATCAAGCGAACAACATGATCAGAATACAGGGGCAGCAGTTGGAACATATCACAGTAGAGGAATACCTTGCAAAGAAATATAACATAAAGGAGGCTGATGCCGGTGGAGCGGAGACTGGAAGAAAATAATGTGAAAAATGAAAATGAGCGAAAAAAGGAATATTTGAGAGGATACCGAACCAACAGGAGACGGGTCAACAGGATAGATGGAGAGGTGACAGAGCTGAGAGAGCTTGCGGAATCTGTGAAAGCTACTGATTATTCAGGAATGCCGCATGGCAGTGGAAATCAAAAAGATCTTTCTGACGAACTGGCAAGAATCGAACTGTTGGAGAAAAAGCTCGGAGAAGAAAAAGAAAAGTGTATTGAATCGTATATTGCTGTTGAAAAGCAGATCAAGACGGTACAGAATGAGGATGAGAATGATGTATTATTTTACCGGTATGTAAAAGGTCTCAGGTGGTGGGAAATCGCAGAGCTGATGGACTGCTCGGAGCAATGGGTACATAAACTTCATGGAAGAGCTTTGGGGCATTTAAAAATGGATGAATGATTGTCTTAGTTGATTGAAGTTTAGTATCAACATATGATTTAATTATAATGAGCCAAGGCGGAAAACCGACAGCTCGACTCCTATACTTATAAACCCGTAAGGCACCCTCCGGGGTGCTTTTCTAATACCAAAACAAACACGAATGCGAGGTGATGGTACATGGCGAGAGCACCGGATCCACGAATCAATCAGGCAAAAGCCATGTACTTGAAAGGGATGAAATTAGTTGAGATTGCAAGTCAACTAAGCATACCGGAGGGGACGGTTCGGAGATGGAAATGTACTCATAAATGGGATGATGAACGCTCGGATAAAAAGGCGAACGTTCGGAAAAGAAAAAAAGGCGGTCAGCCAAGGAATAAAAATGCCATTGGAAATGATGGCGGTGGAGCCCCTGAACAGAACAAGAATGCTGAAAAATATGGATTCTTCAGCAAGTATCTCCCGGATGAAACACGGGAGATTTTTTCTGCCATTGAACAGGCAGACCCATTGGATCTGCTATGGCATCAGATACAGATTGCGTATGCTGCTATTATTCGAGCACAAAAGATTGCTTATGTAAAGAATCATGAAGACAAGACAGTAGAAAAAATCGAGGATAAGACCGGAAATGTCATAGGCGAAAAATGGGAAGTGCAGCAGGCTTGGGATAAGCAAAACGAGTTCTTAAAAGCACAGGCGAGGGCACAGAGTGAGTTAAGAGCACTTATCAAACAGTATGATGAGATGCTGCACAAAAACTGGGATCTATCCACGGAGGAGCAGAAAGTGAGAATTGAGTCCATACGGGCAAAAGTTGATACAGAAAAAGAAGAACCTATCAACATTACTTTTGTAAAGGCAAGTGAGCGGAAATGAAAAATATAGAGTTTATACTAAACGATCATTTTGCTGAATTTGTTGAAGACTGGGATCACAAAATATATCTGCTGGTAGGAGGCTATGGAAGTTCGAAAAGCTATCATGTTGCTGTAAAGCTGATCAGGAAATTGCTACAGGAAAAAAGGAAAGCGTTGGTAGTGCGAGAAGTATACGATACAATTCGGGATAGTTGTTATGACCTACTGGAAGAAGTAGCAGAAGCAATGGGAGTAGATGGTTATCTGACATTTACCACCAGTCCGATGCAGGTACGCTTCAAAAATGGCAGCAAGATCATATTTAAGGGCATGGACAAGCCGGCAAAATTGAAATCTATGAACGGGGTGTCGATTGTATGGATCGAAGAGTGTTCGGAAGTAAAGTATGCTGGATTTAAAGAAATCCTTGGACGATTGAGACATCCGGTATTGAGTAATCATATAATTTTGTCAACCAATCCAGTCAGTAAAAGTAACTGGTGTTATCGCTATTTCTTTCAAGATAAAAAGGCAAAACTTTTTATATTGGATGATGAGAAACTATATAAAGAAAGATGTGTAGTGGTTGGAAAGACCTATTATCATCACAGCACAGTAGATGATAATTACTTCGTTCCGCAAGATTACGTCGAACAGCTAGATGACCTGAAAATACATGATCCTGATCTCTACAGGGTAGCACGTAAAGGACGATTTGGTGTTAATGGTCGACTGGTATTTCCGCAATTTGTGGTGGAAGCCGATGAGCAGGTAAGGGCAGAGATGAAAAATGTCCGGCATCCGTTGGAAAAGAATGGAATGGACTTTGGATTTGTCACATCTTACAATGCGGTTGTCCGGATGCTGATTGATCATGATAATAAGATTTTATACCTGTATGATGAATATTATAGCAAGGATAAAACGGATCCGGAGATTGCGGAAGATATCAAAAAATGGAAAGATATCCTGATCAAGGCAGACTGTGCTGAGCCGAAAGCAATCAGGTATTACAAGCAGAAGGGATTCAGGATCCGTGCCTGTAAGAAATTTAAGGGCAGCAGGAAGATTTACACTAAGAAAGTAAAGCGGTTCAGAAAAATAGTCTGTTCAGATAAATGTGAGAATATTATAGATGAGCTGCAGGATCTTACATTTGCTGTGGATAAAAATGGAGAAATCATAGAAGATGAATTTAATATAGATCCTCATACATTGTCGGCCATATGGTATGGACTGGATGATTATGAGGTGTCGGATCTGAAGGGCGGGAATATAAGGAATTTATAGCCCTTATTTTATTTTGAAAAATGAGGTGAGAGAGTGTGGATAAAAGATGTGATCGACAAGATCAGAAAAGGAGTGAAAGCGGGCATGATTGCAGTAAAGGAAAGTAATGCACTGACGGATGCGAGAGTTGTCCGTCTGATATCAGAATTTGAAGCATCCCCGGAGCGAGAGTGGATGATGACCGGAGAGCGGTATTATCAGGTAGATAATGATATTCTGAGTCGGAAAATTACTCACAAGGATAGCAGGGGAAATGTAATCGAGGAAAGCTACAAGGCGAACAATAAGCTGGCTCACGGAAAATATAAAAATCAGGTGGATGAAAAAATTGCATATCTGCTGTCGAAACCGGTCACTTTCAAAGTGGATACGTCAGATAATGACAGCCGGTATATCGAAAGACTCAAAGATTTACTGGGAAAGAATTTCCAATATCAGCTTTCATTGTTGGGATATGAAGCATCAAATAAGGGGATCGCCTGGTTGCATGTGTACATTGACAGGAATGGACAGCTAAAGACGCTGGTGATTCCTTCAGAGCAGTGCATTCCTCTATGGAAAGACAGGACGCATACGGAACTGGATACGCTGATCAGAGTATATCGGACTTCGGTATGGGAGTATGATCAACGGAAGACTGTAACCAACGTAGAAGTGTGGACTGCCGATTCTGTGACATATTACCGTCTGCAAGGGCAGATGCTTATATTGGATGCGGACAAAATGACAGACAATGGAGGACCGGTGGCTCATTACAAAGCCGGGAATCTATGGGAAACGTGGGGAAAGGTGCCGTTTATAGCATTCAAGAATAACAGAATTGAAAAGCCGGATATCAAATTTGTAAAAAGTCTGATTGATGGATATGACTTGGGACGCAGTGAGGCAGCAAACTATGTTGAAGAAGTAAAAAACCTGATTTATGTACTGAAAGGATATGGCGGCGAGAACGTCAGTGAATTTATGCGGACGCTGAATGATGATAGGGCGATCGTCATTGACGATCCGGAGGAAGGCGGTGTGGATACGCTTACACCTCAGATGGATATCACGGCACTCAGGGAACATTATGAGCAGCTGAAAAGAGATATTGTCGAATGTGGTCAGAGCGTGAACAAAGATCCGGATAAATTTGGAAATGCTCCATCGGGAGTATCATTACGATTTATGTACTCAGACCTTGATCTGAAATGTAATCTGATGGAAACAGAATTTAAATACGGATTTGAACAGTTATTATATTTTGTTGATACTTACTTATCGCTGACAGGGCAGGGAAATTTTGAAAAAATTGAAGTTGATATCGTATTTAACAGAGATATGGCAATCAATGAATCAGAAATGATACAGAATTGTAATAATTCAAAAGGTACGGTATCAGATGAGACGATCCTTGCTCATCATCCATATGTGTCAGATATTGAGGAAGAAAAGAAACGGCTGAATGAGCAGAAAGCGAACGAAGGTCCTTCCTGGGATATAGTTCCGCCAATAAAGGATGACAATGATGACGAATAGTGAATACTGGGAAAAGAGGATTGCATCAGCAACATGGAAAACTTACAACAGTATGGAAGAAAAGAACCGGGAGTTGTTGGAATTTTATGTTGATGCCAGTAAAGCAGTAAAAGAAGAATTATACACTTTGGCAGAAAAATACAGCAGAGACGGTGTCCTGACTTTAACGGAAATGCATAAGCAGGGGCGGCTGACAAGGTTAAATCGGCAATATGAAAAGATTGTAAAGGATCTTGGGCAGAAAGTGCAGGATGCAGCAGAGGAGAATATGGAAAAAGGATTCAACGAAGTTTATAAATCTTCAGGAATGGATCCGGCTGTGGAGTTCGCAATGCCAAATAAAAAACTGATGCAAAAACTGCTGAATGAGCCGTGGAGAGGAGATGTTTTTTCAGGAAGACTATGGAAAAACCAAAAACGTCTTGCTGTTGGTCTCAATGATCTTCTGCTGAAAGGATTGCAGCAGGGAAAGACTCCGACAGAGATAGCGGTAAGCTTACATAATCTGATGGGAAAAAGCTTCAATGACTGTCACCGCCTTGTCAGGACAGAATCTATGCATTATCTGAATAGTGCAACGCTTCAGAGATATAGGGATGAAGGTGTGGAATATGTTCAGGTGTGGGCAGCAGAAGATGAGAGAACGTGCGACACTTGCGGTTCTTATCATGAGAAAATCTATCCAATCGAACAGTGTCCGACACTTCCATTCCATCCAAACTGCAGGTGTACTATATTGCCAGTGACAGATGAAAAGAAGATTGCAGAACATGAAAAAAGAATGAACCCTGAGAAAATGGATGATGACTATCAGGAAAGAATCAGGCAGCGTAGGGCAGCATATAGAAGGAGAGAAGAAAAAAGAAGTACCGCAATGGAGACACCGGATTTTTCAAGTATGAATAGAGATGAGCTTTTGCAATGGGCAAAAAGCCATCTAAAAACGGATATTGGAGATTTAAAAGGTGTCAATATTGACTATGCTAGGGATACTGTGAAAGTGCTTTCAGAGTTTGAGCATAAGATGGGTGGTAGTACAATCCCGGGATTAAAAGTGAGATTTGGTGGTCTCGATAGGTCTGTATCTGCAAAATATGATGATAAAGAAAATGCATTAGTATTGAAAAAAACAGGAAGTAAAGCAGCTTTTGAAAAATCACAAAGGGAGGCTAATATTCGATATCGAATAAGGTGGAAAAGAGATAAAGATTATTACGCAACTGAGACATATAGCGGAACTATATGGCACGAACTGGGACATGCAGTAGACTTAAGTATTCATGAAGCATTGTCAAGAAAATTATCAAGTGATGCTAGATTAGAGGAATTGTCAGTAAAAATATCCAGTTATGCAGGAAGTACTCAAAATATTAGGACATCAAAGCGATCTGAAGCATGGGCAGAAAATTTTGCCGCCTATATGGAAGGTGGTAAAAATAAAAGTAAGGTGCCGAAAGAAATTGCTGACATGATTGAAGAATATTTTGAGAAAAATATTGAAAAACATTCCTCAAATGATACAATGAAACAGGGACTAATAGGTGGTGGTAAGCAAAGTGCCATAAGAAAGCATACGCACCAAAGAACTGCCAATATGTCGTCTAGTGAATATGCAAGAGCAAAAGATTTATGGCAAAAAAATCAGGAATTAATTTTGCCGGGTAAGGAACGGGAGCATATTTATGAAGAACTTGATAATAATTTAAGCATGGAAGAAAAAGAACAATGTATCGTGAGAAGATGCATTGGAAACTATAGATATACTGCAATAAATAAGGGTCATAATCAATACAAGATTATTTCGAAAGAACCGATATTGGAAACAACAGGAGATACCAATATAGATAGTATATTGGATGATGTTTTGGATTTTGATTGGAGAAGATTTCTTTGAATGAATTAAGTAAGCTTGATAAAGAATTGATAAGATTATTGGCAAAAGTGAAAGTAAACAAAACTTTTATAGCAAGTGTATATCAGGCGATGGACACACCTGAGAAAAAAAAGGAAATGATTAAATTCCTAGAAGAAAGGAATGATCTTAAAATGTCAGATGTATACTTGAAAGAGATGCAGATTAATAAAAAGATTATTGTGTAGCGACCGTCAGTCGAGAGACTGGTGGTATTTTTATATGTATTTTTCAACGAAGGGAGGTGTGAGTGTGAAGGCGGTGTGCATTAAAAGTTATTACGATAAATGTCTGCATCAGAGTATGACTTCGGGGGATGAACTGGAAGTGACAGAAGAACGTTTTGCAGAGTTGTCGAGCAAAAAGGTTGTTAAAAAGAAAGAAGAAAGAAAAATGCAAAAGTGAAGGAATGGGCGATTCTGATCTCTCAGCCGTGAGTGGAACAGCGTGGAAGCATCCGCAAGGGTGCTATTTTTCTACCCTTTTTTATGGGTTGCAGGGTATAAAGAACAACGGTACAGCCCAATACCGGGAGAGCCGGTATAAAAATCTATGGAGGTAAAGGATAATGGAATGGTTACAGAAAATTTTAGCAAATGCAGTATATGGTGAGGATGGCAAGCTGGATGTGGATGCAATAATGAAAAAAATCAACGAGGAAGCATCAAGGCATATTGTCCCGAAAGAGCAGTACAACTCAAAAGTGAAAGAGCTGGATACGGCAACTAAGACGATCAAAGATCTAAAAAAAGATAATGTGGACAATGAAGAACTTCAGAAGACGATCAAGACCCATGAAGCTACGATCAGACAGTTGAAAGCAGATCATGATAAAGAAATGAAGGACATGAAACTGGATGCTGCGATTTCCAAGGCTTTGAGTTCCAACAACGCAAAACATCCCGATCTGCTGTCGGGAAGGATTGACCGGGCGAAACTGATTTTATCAGAAGATGGTACGGTAAGTGGACTGGATGAGCAGATGAAAGGGTTAAAGGAAACCTATAAAGATCTGTTTGGTTCTGCTGTCTCCGGTACAGAGCCGAACAATCCTGATGTTAAATCAACGGGCAACACTACATTTGATGCACTTGTAAAAAATGCAGACACGATGACTGCCGAAGAAGTGGCAGCACAGTTTGCAGAAATGGAAAAGAAATAAGGAAGGATGATGAATTATGTCAGTACAGAACTTTAAACCGACACTTTGGGAGGGGGCTCTCCTCCATAACTTTCACAGCGTATCAACAGCAGATGCTGTATGCGTGAAGCCGTCAGAAATCAACGGAAATAAGGTTATTTTTAACCGTGTAGGAGCTGGAACTATTAAGGACTACGAAGGAACAATCGAATGGGATGATATCAATACGACACCGATTGAGATGACTTTTGATAAGAAGAAATATTTTGCCTTTTCACTGGATGACTGCGATAAGGCACAGACGAAAGCTGATGTGATGTCTGCAACTACCGCAGAGCATTCCGCATTGCTGGCAGAAACGTATGATAAGGATTTTTACACAACACTTTCTGGAAATGTAAAAGCAAGCCATAAAATTGGATCCGCATCTTCCAAAAAGAAAGTAACACAGGTATCCATTTATGATTACATTGTAGATCTTGGAACGATTCTGAGTAAGGCGAAAGTTCCAAAAACAGAACGATACGTCACTGTTGATGCGGAGATCCTTGGATTGCTGAGCAAAGATAAGCGTTTTACGGATAACCCGCAGGTGCTTGTGAATGGAGTGGTAAATGGGCAGGTCATTAATGGAATGCAGGTGGTTTGCACGGAAGAAAAGCCAGCCGGTATCGTAATTGCTCATCACAAATCTGCAATCGGAGCCGCAAAGCAGCTCGATAAGATGGAAGCAATGAGACTGCAGAGTGCCTTTGCTGATGGTGTAAGAGGTCTGTGTATGTACGGATCAAAGATTCTGCGGGATGACGGAATCGCAGTGCTTTATTATGAAATTGGTACAGCGGCAGACATTGATCCGATTAATGTAAAAGTGGCTAATACGGAATCAGATCCGGTACATACGAAAACGGTAACCGGTTAAGCCAAAAAATCCGAGGAGAAACAGTGATGGAAAATGAAATCTTGAACAGTCTGTTAAAAAGACCGGGACTGGATGCTCAGGTGGAATTACTGGAAGATATGATCCGGGACAGTATGGATGAGATAAGAGCATTGTTAAATTACGAAAAAGAGGAGCCGCTCCCAGAAGGAGTTGCTCCAATCGTAAAAGAACTGACACTGATTCGCTTCAACAGGGACGGAACGGAAGGGATTCAGAGCGAATCCCAAAGTTCCGGTGGAAGCACAACTTATTCAGATGAATTGCCGGATCGAATTAAAAGGATATTGCGAAAATACCGGAGACTGCCGAGGTGATGGAATGTCGATCAACAGAGATATGAAAGAGTGCCGGCTGATAAAAGAGGTCTTTACAAGAACAACGTCAGGTGTACAGCGGAGAGATTGGAAGGTTTCGGGAACGATACAGGCTGCTATATACAAAAAGAATGAATCGAAAATGTATGGGTCAGAAGTCTATCTTCAGGCTACGCATACCGGAGTGACGAGAAGTCGGAACGTCAAAGCAGGTGACCGACTGGAATCAGACGGTGTGATGTACTTGATTGAAGACTGTAACCCGGACAGCAGGTTGACGAACCTGATATTGAAGGTGATCGAAAATGGCTGATAACAGCGAGTTTTTAAAAAGTATGAGTGATGCTACGCTTAAAACTGTAAATGATATGGAAAAGAAGGTTAAAAGAGCGTGTATGGTTGTTGAGAATCAGGCAAAACAGGATTGTCCTGTTGATTTTGGAATCCTGAGGGCATCCATTACCAGCGAGGTGGAAACTACGGCAGAATCTATCGTTGGAAGAATTGGATCCAACGAAGAATATGCACCATATGTACATAATGGTACGGGAATCTATGCCGTGGAAGGCGGCAGAAAGACTCCGTGGAAATATCAGGCACGGGCAGGAAAATATAAAGGATGGCATATCACAAAAGGGCAGAGACCACAGCCATTTCTTTCTTATGCTCTGCTTTTTAATATGGATAAAATTAAAAAGATATTGGGGGCATGATGAGAATTGATTGAAATTGCTATCAAGGGATACATAGAAAAAGAAATCCATGAACTGGCAGGGAGATTGTATCCATTACATACTACGGACCTCTCGAAATTGAACGTAGTGTATACCTATACACCGATATCCGGTGGACATCTTAGCCAGACACAGTTGGAACTTAAGGTTATTGACAAAGATTATGACGAGTGCAAGAGGGTTGAGAAAGAGCTGCTTGCCCTGCTGGATATGGAAGAGGATGAATCGTATGTGGTAACAGGTGGATATAAGTTCCACTCAGAACTGAGTGGAGGTGGTACTTTATTTAACGAAGGGTGTCAAAGATATGAGAATACCCTGTATTTTATATTGAAATGGAGGAAGACAAATGTTATTTGAAGCAGAAGCGAAAGATATTTTGATCGGTGCATGTGATGTATTCATGTATCCATTTACAGGAACGGAAATTCCGGAAGATGCTGTGATTGAGACAGCAGAGCATAGTGTGGGACATTGTTCCAGTGGTTTTACTATTGATTATAAACCGACAAAATATGAGGTGACGAATCATCATGGATCAACAGTAAAATCTTATGTGACCAAGGAAGAGATTTCAGCAAAGACAGGAATTATGAGTTGGGATCTTGAGCGGCTGACATTACTTTCTACTGCTGAGTATACAGTTGAAAAGGAAAAGAAAAAGAAGAAACTGCTGTTTACTGGAAATGGGAAAGCTTTAAAAACAGTACTTGTACGTGCAGTACATGTAAAAGATAATGGGAAAAAACTGAGGTTTACAATGCTAGGTCAGGGAGGATCAGGTTTTTCTCTTGCTTTTGAAAATAAGGAAGTAACGGTGGATGCAGAACTTGCGGCTATCAAAAAGGTGGACGGTTTCCTCGCAAGCATCGAGGAAGAACTGACCGAGGAAGAAGCTGCAGCGATCAACGTAGTATAGGGGGATATCATGCTAGATTTAGACAGATATGTGAATAATTCGATCGAGGTAAAAATTGCCGGGGAAATTTATGACATCCTCGAGCCGACTCTTGCTGTGAATATGGAAGTAAACAGGATTGAAGAAGATCTTACAGAAGAGAATCTTTTTGAAAAAAGAGTAGATGTGGCAAAGCTTTTTCTTGATCATAACCGGCAGGGAAAGATTTTTTCAAAGAAAGAGATCACTGCAATTCCATTCGAGGGAATTACACAGCTTTTGGCAGAGATTTCTACCATGAGAACAAAGGCAGAGAATGACCCAAACTAAAAATCCCGATCCCTGACGGTAAAATTGGAGAGGCAATCTGTGAAAAATATTTTGCCACAGAGGATTGGGAAGTGGATT